AAAAATCGCATTCCCTCCGGTCCGGTTACTGTCATCTGTGTGCTTGCATGAATATCCAGATCCGGGAAATTCCGGCGTATAAAAGAAAATACTCCCAGATCCTGTACGATCACCGCATCCAGCCCTGCCTCATAATACGGAAGCAGATATTCAAACAGCTGATCATCCAGTTCACGGTTCTTCAAAAGTGTATTCACAGTAAGATATAATTTACGGTTATGGATATGTGCGGTCTCAATGGCAGTGATCAGCTCTTCCTGGGTGAAGTTCTGCGCATAAGCTCTTGCTCCAAAAGCCGGTCCCCCTACATATACCGCATCAGCCCCGGCACCAATAGCTGCCTCAAAGCTTTCATAAGAACCTGCCGGCGAGAGCAGTTCTGTTATCATATTTTTCACAGTATTCCCTCATCTCCCATCTGTTAATCAATCCGATGACCATAAAACAAAAGAGGATTACCGAAGCAATCCCCCCTCCTTATTTAAGCAGTTCATCAAGTTCTTTCTCCAGCTCCTTCACCTTACCGTCCAGAAGATTCTTCTGTTCCTGAGCTTCCTGTTCTGCCTTCTTCGCCTCTTCAATCTGCATTTTCAAAGAGATCAGTTCATGTTTCAGATCATACATCTCCTGGTCTTTCTGCTGCAGATCCTGTTCAAAAATCTCCGCCTGTTTTTTTGCCTTAAAATAATCATCTGTAATATTCAGACTGAGCAGTGTATGCTTGGTCTCCATGGCCTGTCTGGAGTATCCCGGCATCTGACTCAGCTCACTGATCTTATTATTCATATAGGCTGCAACCTTCTGAAAATATTCCTCGGACTCATACCCGCCCAGAGTAATGATCTTTCCATCGATAACAACCTGTGCTGTATTCTTTACCGCCATTCGTAAAGCCTCCTGAATTTATCTGTTACTGGTAATTTCCTCAATAACATTCCTCTGCATTGCCGGTCTTACAACCCGCAATTTCTTTTATTATAACTGATTCCCGCAAAAATGTATAGAAGTTTTTCTATTATTTTGTCGATTACAATATTTTCCTTAAAAATGCAAATGTTTTTCTCAATTATGAGTGTTGGCTTTCATGTGTTCGATCACCCTTTTCCAGGAATCAATACCGCAGGTTCCACTTACCTTTACGCCTGTGTTTTTCTGGAAAACTTTCAGAGATGCTTCTGTATCGTCTCCGAAATGGCCATCCACAGTAACACCAAGTACAGACTGCAGCACGGAAACTGCAACGCCGGAATTCCCTTTCCGGATGATCGGAAGCTGGGTCTCAAATTTTCCTGTCAGAACTACTGCCTTTTCTGAAGTCTGTACAGGATACACTGCTTTTCCGTTCCAGTCATAGATGGTGTAGCCCTGTTTCCACTCTTTCTTTGCATTCTCAAGGCTCTTGTATGCTCCAATCTGGCTCTTGCTGTCAGCCCAGGACTTTCTTGTGCGATAATACTTATCTACCGTTGGCGTGGTGGTCTCAGCTCCGATCAGCTGCTTGAACCGGTTCCAGTCACCTTTTGCACGGATCGCTGACGGGCAGTTCTTTGCACATACATCATAATGCTGCACAACTCTGTCTGCCGGGATTCCCAGCTGTTTCATAAGCTGTTTGCACACCTGTACTGTATTCTGGAAAGCTTTCTCATAATTATAGCCAGCCTGGACACACATCTCGATTCCTACTGAATTTCTGTTGTTGACAGTACCAAACAGCCGACCGCCGTAGTTAACCCCTACGTGCCATGCGCCACGGTTATACGGAAGCGCCTGATATGCCTCTGTGTCATCCACATATACATGTGCAGAATAGCCTTTAAAGTTTCCATCATGTTGAGCCTTAGCATGTGCTTTCGCATTTGCACCCTTGGCATAGTTATCTGTGTTGTGAATTACGATATATGCCGGTTTATGACCTGCATAGCTGTTGTTGTTACTGATAAGACTTGTGTTGATATTCATGGTTGTACTCTCCTTTTCTGTTTTTGATGTCTTATTTGATGCCTTAATAGATAATATGCCATTCAAAATGCTGATGATCTTCTGACCATAATTCCTGCCGGATACCTGAGCTTTTCCCATAATCTTTAACATATGTTTCCTCCAATAAAAAAAGACGATTACTCGCCTCCTAAAAATACTTGAATTATTTTTTTCGAAATGGTATATTGATAATACAAAGGAACAACCGCCCACAAGGGGTTGAACTCAGTGAATAGCGAAATAGAAATTCCACCCTACACTCAGCCAAAGTTTTGGGGTGGTTTTTCTATGTAGAAAATTACTTACAAAACGTCAAAACGAACGTAAGCAATGCCAGAATGAACATACCAAAAGCCATGAGGTCTTTGAAATCAAAATGATTCTTGTCCATCAGCACCACCTCCATTCTATGTAGAATAGAGGTCAGCCACCCTGCAACACGATTGCTCCGTGTTCTATATTATCATATCGTCCTTTGATGTTCAACGAATTTCACAAAGGGATCACTCGCCCTCTGAATCTTTGTATTTCGTCCTGTCCCAGATACCTTTTACTTTTTCCCAACCGCCGGTCGCAACCAAATACACTACAAACGCCGCAATAATCGATGCGAAAATATAATACCAGGTGACAGCTGTCTTATAATACGTGCACAGGACTGCCAGTGCCACCGGACACAGGATCAGTGATGTGACCAGTGCTACAATACTTGTCGGGAGCTTATTAAGTCCCGGGAGCTCTTTGATCACCTGCACAATAATCGATACCAGGAACGCCAGCACCCCGATCAGCGCCAGACCATATGTTACATACTGCATCATTACATTTACATTCATGTTCATTCTCCTTTTCTTTCCAGATCTTCTATTCTATGACATGAGCAAATGATTGTTTCCATGTAGTGTTTCCCTTCTCCGACTGTTGCACCGGCGCAATTACAGTTTAAAGCACATGTTTTGAAATTTCTTATAAGCATCAAAGTATAACTCGTGCTTATCTCCGTTATATGTCAGCTCATAATACATTCCATCCGGCACAGTCGTGCTCAGAAGTGCTTTACTGTTCTGTAATGTCTTACAACTCCATACCACGTACACATACTGTACTGTGATCTGTTTTCCATCGATCTTATCCATGTGTGAATTGGTATATTCAGCTACTTTTACTTTGCAAAGTCTTAAAAATTCTTCATTTCCCATTCCTTACCTCCTACACATGGTCAATTCTCGGAATTCCATACTCAACCGCACGCTCATGTTCGATCTTGCATCCTCTTGCTTTCTGCCAGTCTTTTGCAAAATAGGCGATATCGGCATCAGATAAAAACTCCAGGGACTTTCCAATGAACCACAGAGGTTTTGCTCCTACCGGTGCTGACTGGAAGAAAGAATCAATAACCTCTACAGGTTCTCTCAACAACTCTTCTGCCGCTTTGATTGCCACCTTTCGCTCTGCAAGAATCTCCTCGTCTGCTTTGCCACTCATTGGCTGACTGATAAATAATTTCTTCATTTCTTGTCCTCTCTTTCTTAAAAAAGTGTATAAAAATACCACCTGTCATTTTCTGACTGGTGGATAATTATTGTTTATTTTAAGTCTTGCATTCTTGTGTATATTATCGTAAAATACACATAAGATATCTTAATAAGAACCATTCGCAGTACCCATGATCTTTTAGATCGTACAGCTGAATGGTTCTTATTTTTTATTTCTTTGATAAACACCAATTATTTTTCTATCCTTGTACAATGCGATCTCTTCCAAAAAAGGAGAGATGTGTTGATCTGAACAGATTATTGACCTGCTCCATTATTTCGCCCTCTTTCAGCGGGCAATCCGTTATATCAAAAATAAAGTTTCCTGCCTGGCGCTTTTTCTTTTTTACCGCATTATACAGAACGTTTTTTCACCTGTGCTAATAGTCTTCAATTCAGATTCTCTGGTAACTCAGTTACCGAGTAATTCACTTTTTTTATGACCTTTACTTTGTCGATAAATCAGGACGAGGATATCCAAGATGGGTATATGCCAGCACGGAAGCCATTCTTCCACGTGGAGTTCTGTTAAGGAAACCTGTCTGCAAAAGATAGGGTTCATACACGTCTTCCAGTGTTCCGGAGTCTTCTCCGATCGATGCGGCAAGTGTTTCAAGCCCCACGGGGCCGCCCTGAAAATTCAGGATCAAGGTCTGGAGAATGCGGCGGTCTGTTTTATCAAGGCCATACTGATCTACTTCCAGAAGATCCAATGCGAAGCAGGCAACATCGTAGGTGATCACACCATTATACTTCACCTGGGCGAAATCACGTACTCTCTTCAGAAGACGGTTGGCCAGACGGGGGGTTCCTCTGGAACGCTTGGCGATCTCGGCAGCTCCATTGGGTTCGATTTCCACGCCAAGCACCTGAGCGGAACGTAGAATGATCGTCGTCAGTTCTTTTTTATCATAAAACTCCAGTCTCTGTGTTACGCCAAAACGATCACGAAGCGGCGCGGAAAGAAGACCTGCCCTCGTTGTTGCACCTACCAATGTAAACTTCGGAAGATCCAGACGAATGGAACGGGCGGATGCTCCCTTGCCGATCATGATATCGATAGCAAAATCTTCCATTGCCGGGTAAAGAACCTCTTCTACCTGTCGATTCAGTCTGTGTATCTCATCTACAAACAGCACATCTCCTTCCTGAAGGTTGTTCAGGATCGCAGCCATTTCGCCTGGCTTTTCAATCGCAGGACCTGATGTTACCTTCATATGTGTTCCCATCTCATTGGCAATGATCGCGGAAAGTGTAGTCTTTCCCAGCCCCGGAGGTCCATAAAACAGCACATGATCCAGTGAATCATGACGCTGCTTTGCTGCTTCGATATAAATTTTCAGGGTATCTTTTGTTTTCTGTTGACCAATATACTCATCCAGACTCTGAGGCCTTAAATTTCCCTCCAGGGAAAAATCCTCTTCTGTAACATCTGTTGTAATGATCCTGTTCTCCATTTGCTATGCTCCGTTCTATTTCATT